CTCTTGATACGCCTTTGGTTTTTTCGTAGCTACGCATAGCACCCAAGCCTAACATACCCATAAGTACAGGCATCATAGTCTCAAGGTCGATTAATGGGATTGTTACCTCAATAGCCAGCAGAGCCAGAACGAAGTTAGTAAAGGGTATTACCATGAAGTTGCCGGTCATACCCAGCACACAGCACCAACCGACAGCGGGACGCCATCCAGAAACAAACAGTGACTTATGCGCGGCCTCAACCTTGTTGACCTCTAGCTGTGCTTTAGCAAGCTCCTGCGCGTGGCGCTCTGCCATCGTGCTTAACTCGTGAGCTATGCGAGCCTTCTGGTCTTTGTCCTCAATAAATTTATCAAGCAATCCAGCGACGGGGCCGATCAATGATTCAATCATAGTTATTTAAGGTAATCGGCTAAAACGACAGCGCCAAAAATGAAAGGATACAAAGCAAAGACAGCGTTGCGGTTACTGGCAATGTCTTTATGAGCCGCGTCAACTTTTTCATCAAGTCGCTTAAGTCGCTCTTCGCATAACATTTCATGGTGAGCCAGCTTCTCCAGTGCTTTTTCTGCAAGTTCCATTTTTAAAATCTCTTTGCCGTTGCCGTATTTTATCACAAGGTCAAGAAAAGATGAGCATCACAATTCCGCTGATTACGCCTAGACACAAAAAAATGCCCACGCTAAACATCAGGTTTTCGCGCATTTCGATCTGCCGATAGACAGCTTCCTCACGCTCCCTAGCAACCTGCTTACGCAACTCTCGAAACTCAGTAAGCCCTTGCGCGCCATAGGCGTAGTTAATCATTTGGATGATTTCGGATTGCTGAGATTCGATCCGTTTTTTGAGTGCAAATAGACGCACGGCCTCAGCCTCAACGGACTTAGAAAAGACTACTCGCTTAAAAGGAGAGACATTCTTTATTTTCTTATCAGCATACAGTACATCAGAGGCCGCGCCGTAGAAGTTAGCCACTTGACCCATAACGTCGTGTGCTTCCCGTCCGGCCTCGACTAAAGCTTTCACCATTGCATAGGCTTTTGTGGCTGTTGCCGCCGCTGTGATTGGATCGAGCATAAAAAACCCACCTTAAAGATGGGTCTATTTTACCATTTTCAGATTTTGCCTTCGACTACTCTTAATTTTTTAAAATCAGGGTCGTTAAGCTTGCGCATAATCAACTTGCGGCGACCATCTATATCGTTCCACGCTACCTTTTCTTCTTTCATCCACTGCGCCAGTAAGTGCATGGGAATCGAGCCAACACACCAAGACTCAGGCAGCTTGCCTGCACCCATAGAGCGTAGCATCTGCGTGCGCTCCAGATATGGCGTGTTATCAAACTGCTTTTCAATTGTAAATGTGCCGTCGTTGTTGTTGTGAAACTTCTCTTTAGTCTTCACTAGTCTCTACCTTTTTCTTGCGCGGTGCGCGCTTTGGTTTTGGTGGTGCTGGCACAAACTCTAAATTTGTTCCATGTGGAACAGCCTGGCTGTCTGTTAAATCAACCATGTCGCCCCGGACGTAGCGCTTGCCGTCAATAAACCATGTCCCGGTTACTACCTTATACATAGTGCCTCCAAAAAAAGGGGGCCGAAGCCCCCGACCACTCATTTACGAAGTAGTGTTGTCAGCAATGATACCTGATGCCTTCTCGTTCTTACAAACAAGAGTAAGCTCAGTTGTTACCTGACGTGTAGTAGCATCTCCAGTCTTAGCGAGAGCGATGTTCTTGGTTGGACGCAATACGCCAACACACCACATATCAGACTGCATAACAAACACATCACGCGAATGGTTCTCACGCGAAGGAACAAACTCTACTGTACCCCAAGGAGTAACGTAGACGTCCATGTGCTTGATGACGCGCTCGTCTTCTGCCTTAACGGTAGAACGCTGGTTGTTGTTACCAGCAAAGCCGAGGGCTACGTTCATTTGGAAAGCTGACAAGTAGCAAGTGTCAGGGTTTCCGCCCTGCTCCCAGATAGACTGCATGACATCGTCAAACTTAGCCTGTGAGAAAGCAGTAGCAGTTCCGTCGTCTGTACGTGCGTCAGATCCGTCACCAGTTGGGTTAGCACCAGAGTTGCCTGATTGGAAGTTTACGTTAGTGATCATCCACGCAGGAGCGCCAGCAAGCTCACGAGCTGTAGTTGAGTTGCCAGCTACGCGTGCGTTGTTGTCAAAAAGCGCCTTCTCAATGTCAAGCTTCTGTTCTTTGGCCGTGCGGAGCATTTGGTACGCGATTTCCGCTGCACGACCTGCCTTCTTCAGACCTTCGTCTGTGTCAGGGATTACTACCGCGTTTTTAAAGATTTGCGTGTAGTTACCGAGACGTGAAGTCGCAGTACGCGCAGAAGCAGTAGTTGCATCGCCTTCAATGTGAGCGTTAGCCGCTGAAGAACGAAGTGCATCTGTCTGCCACTCGTGCAAAGTGTTAGCTGCCTTTACTTTCGCGCAAGCAGTGTAAAAAGGAGTCTCTTCCATTCGTTACGCTAAGGCTCTTTATCCCTAGCTCTTAAGCTTTCGCCTAAGTATCGGACTATATCTTCACCCTAGAAGGGTGTCGCGCACTCGTGGAGCTTTACCGACTGTTCTAGTCTCCATGCTCTAGTCTCTGAACCTTCTGCCTGTCCCCAGACAGCTTGGCTGCTGATTGGCTTAACAATAAATGCCTTAGCGTCCCAGCAATTCACGCGATTATCACTTCTGAATTACTTCAGAGCGGCCCCAAGTTAAGGCGAAACGTCATAAATGACGTCAGAAAGATCTTCCCGGATGCCGACAGCATCATAGCTGTCAAAAGTGTTGGATGGCTGTGCCATGATAAATACCTCTATTCAAGAATTAAGCTCATAGCATCATTGATGCTTCCTGAGCGTTTAAGTTTAGAACGAGCTTGCCTGCCTTGATTGCGATTAGAAGCCGTCTTCTTTGATCCGGCCTTAACAACCTTTGATGGCTTGGGACGGGCTTTTTCTACAGCCTTGTCTTTGCCGTTTTTAATCTCTTGATACCGCATGGCGTCTCGCAATACTCGGATCGCTCGGTGGTCCATAACGGATGAGATTTCTTCGGGTTGATAGCCATATATCTCTGACCCCATGCGGAGCATAGAATCTCGGACTGTGGTGGCTTTTTCTGGATCTGCGAAGTCAGGGTCAACCTGACGCAACGTCTCCATCTCGCGTTCTAAATAAGCAGTTTGAGCTTGTTGTTGAGCTTGTTGCTGGTAAGCAAATGTCTGTTGCATTTGATTAATATCTTGTTGATATTTTCTCATTGCAACATTGTATCGAGACTCATCTTGAGAGTACCCAATAGGGTCGCTTTCAATTAATGACTCATCTGGTGGCACTGGTGGCTTTGCAAAGCCGGGCTGTTGCATCTGTTGATGTAACGAGAGTACGGCTTGGCCAGCTTGCACCAATGTTGCATTAGCGGTTTCAGCCTTTTTACGCAGGTCCGCTACTTCTTGCATTCCCTTCTGAATGTATTGTTGGCCACTATAACCACGTTGCAACTCGTCGAGCGTTACCTCTATTTCCGTACCGTCTACCTTGACGGTGTAAACTTGAGGCTGCTCTTCTTCGGCTACTTCGTAATCATCATCGTCAACATCTTCAGGTTCTGGATGCTCTTCCTCCTCATCGCTTGAGTCCCTGGTGGGTTCCTCAGCTTCTGAGACTTCGGGTGCTTCTTCCTGCTCTGGCTCCTCTGTTTGAACGAGAAGGTCTACTGCTGATTCGATGCTTCCATCGAAAGTTACTTCATCAGTCGTTTCCACGGTACTGATCTCCTTTGTTGTTTATCGAAGATAGCCTCATCCGTTAGGATGACTGCCATGCGATCTTCAATCTTCGCTAATGCCCTTACAATTTGATGGGCGTCTTCCCGGTCTTCCGAAGAAGAGTGCGGGTTTAGGAAAACATTGGCTGTGTCTTCTCTAATTTCGTCTAACAGCATATTGAACGATTCATCACCTTGAAGGCGCTTAACGTGCGCCGCCCGATCTTTAATGTTCAAATCACATACCCATAGGGTTTCTAGGTGCGTTTTGTAGCTGCTTAATTCGTTCTACATCTACGGCTGTGCCGTACTTTCCGATAATCTCTGCCGCGCTAATCAATAGATTTTGATCTAACTCATCGCGCTTTAAGTCGTCATTAGCCATAGCTTGCTGTGCATCGAGCATCATCTTTTGCTGGTCAAGCTGAGACTTAGCCATGACCTTCATTTGGTCCGACTGCATCTTAGCCTGGGTCTTCATTTGTTCGGCTTGTAAGTATGCCGCGTTAGGATCGCCTTGCTGCTGTCCCTGCATTTGTTGCTGCTGTTGCTGTTGCATCATTTGTTGCTCCATCATTTGGTCGATGGGCATGAAATACCGCTCAGAGTTTCGGACTCCGTTTATTGCCAGGATATCTGATAAGGTGTTGCGAATATTAGATAACGAAACAATTCCATTGCCGGGTCCGTAAGATTGGAAGATTTGAATCTGCATTTGCAAAGCTTGGTTAAGAACGGCCACTTTTTGATCTTCTCTGCCAGTTCCTAGGCCAACATTAATCGACACGTCCATGCTCGTATTCCAAGAGCGAGGATCTACAGGAGTGTAGCTCTGGCCTTGCAAGCGCATCATCTGCTCTTCATCGACGTTTTCAACCATGACCTTCATCATTAGCTTAAACATCTGGCGCATACCGCCCTCAGCCAGGTTGCGAGCCATAACTTCAATTTGAGCCGCTTGAGCCTGCATGGTAGCCGCTACCGCAGTAGCCGTTGTGCTTTGCAGTGCATCAGGTGACAAGCCAGTAGATGCCTTTGTAACTCCGGTCTTATCTTCTACCTGCTGATCAAAATATTGTAGGGCAGAAAGGGTCTGACCTGCGACGAACGGGACAGCCTGTGGCTGAATAGCACCTGACTGCTTAACGCGGATGATTCCGCCAATCTCATTGTTTAATAGGTCATCGACGTTTACTGCGCCGTCTACAATCTCCACGCGAGGGTTGTTAGTCAGTGCGACGTTGTCCAATACACCGCGAAGCATAGCCGTGGCCGCATCTTGGTCATTCAAGATAAGGTCGGCAACCTACCGGCCATAGAACGTGTGTGGCTCTGGGTCTACTTCAAAGACAGCAAACGGAATGTGTCCACAAGGCTCATAGTCTAATAACTTATATTGATTCCCGCCCAACGTAACTTTTTGTAACTGCGCGACTCCAGTTCCATTTACGTCAATCTTAATATACGCCTCAGTCACAGCCACCAGACGCATTGAGGGGTCTTGTACGTCCTCGTCAGAGTAATCCTCTTCGTACCCCCTACGTTGGTACTCCTCCACCTCAGAGAACGTGTCAGAGTGTTGTAGGCCGCTTAGATCGTAGACTTCTTCGTAGTCATAACCCATAGCCACCAGATCGCCCACACGCATTTCTGTACGATGAGCAACAACGTAATAATCATCGATAGAGCGCGAGTTACGATCAATGAAAAACTCTTCTGGAGGTACGCTTTCAACGCACATCTTTCCTTTCTCGACCGTGCGAGCAATTTTAAGGTCATGGCGCGGAGCTTCCATCTCCATGCCCATTTGATCGACTTCCATGACCATTTTAGTCGTGTGCTGAAGTACCTCAACGTCGTCTTCATTAACGAGCACAGAAAACTCCATGTCGTTAAGACCTTGGAAATCGTATATTTCTTGCTCTTGGTAAGTATCCCAGTAAACCTTGACGATACCGACCTTCTTAATGAGCGCATCGTGTATTGCATCGTTCAGCACCCTGTAGCCGTTTAACTCATTGAACTGGTAGTGCATATACTTAGTGGCCTGCTCGGCCATCTGCACGTCTTCTTGGTTACGTGGCACAAACTCTACCGGCTTATCAGTAGACAGGAATACGCGCATTAAAGAAGGCTTAATGGCCCGTACGGTATCCCGTACCTTTGTAGAGACAACCTTAGACCGCCCATCCTCTTCGCCGATATCGGTCTCGCCGTCAAAGTAACGCTGTGCCTTTATGCGGTCTTCAGCAATCTCAGATTCACAGAAATCGACGGCGTCTTGTATTGCCTCTCGTGCAATGCCCTCGATGTCCTGCTCTGTCATTGGTTTTAAATCCATAATTATAAGCCTTGCGCTCTTCCTGCCTGGAACAGGATATTGCGTGTAAGAGGGTCAGTAATCATATCTAAAAGGCTGGGAGGTATTCGCTGCCCTGCTGCGCTTGCTCCGCTTCTAATATCTTGCCCAACTCCCG